CAAAGACAGGCTAATATTGATGCCGAAGAACCGGATGTTGATCCTATGGCAATGTAATCCAGAAAAAAGAATATATAAATAGCAATGAAACACTTACAAACATTTAAAAACTACTCTAATCTAACAGAGGATGCATTAGAGGTCGGAGACGATTCAGATGTAATAGTAGATGATATTCTTTTAGATTCAGGTGAAAAGATTAAATCTGCTGAAATTATAGGAGTAATAAATACAAGTAAAACAGAGAAAGAATTTAAAGAATATTTTTATAAAGAATACGGGAATAATGCATTTACTGAAGAAGATATGCAAACACTATTAAAGTATTTTTTAGAGGTTGAAACTGAGAAAAATGAAAATGAAAATAAAGAAAAACAAGCCCGAAGAGATGATGGTGGAGAAGGAGAAGAAGGCTCAAGCCTAGAAGATGAACTAGGAGACTTAGAAATATAGAAAAAATGAAAAATCATTATTCTTCAAAAGATATATAAACAAACATAGTATTAAAATATATGAATACAAAAAACAATCTATTAATCCTAGAAAGATCTTCTAGTGAATTAGAATTCAAACAAGATGGTGATGGGGCTTATGTCCTTGAAGGTATATTTGGAGAAATTGACAAAAAGAATAGAAATAATAGAATCTATACTGAGTCAGAATATGTTCCACAAATCGAAGCTCTTCAATCTAAAATAGGTTCTTCTAAACTTTTAGGAGAATTAGATCACCCACAGACATTTGATGTATCTTTAAAAAACGTATCTCACGTTATTGAAGAATTATCCTATGATAGCGAAACAAAACAAGTAAAAGGTAAAATCAGATTACTTGATACTGAAGCTGGTCGTCAGGCTAAAGCTTTGGTTGATGCTGGTGTTCCTTTACAAATTTCATCTAGAGCAGCTGGTACAGTTGAATCTAACGGGACTGTTAAAATTAAGCAATTATTTACTTATGATTTAGTTGCAGATCCTGGTTTTGAAAATGCTGAATTAAAAAGAGTTAACGAATCTTTCGGATTTGATAACGATTCTAGCATTCAAATTTATGAAATTGGAAATACGAAAGAACTTTTAACAACCGAAAATAAAACTGAAAACAAAATGGCTGAATCAAAATTCGTAAGTACTGATGATTTTAATAAATATTCACAGTATTTATCAAGCGAAATAAAAACTATTAAAGAGGGAATGGAATCTTTAAATAGTGATGAATCTGTAAAGTCTGAAGTTGAAAGCGTTAAAGAATATTCAAACTATCTTGCTGAGAAATTAGAAAAGACTATCGAGTATTCTGCATACCTTGCTGAAAACTTAGATAATACAATAACTACAAATAACGAAATATCTGAGAAATTAGATAATAGCGTTGCATATACTGAGCATGTTGCTGAAGGTGTTGAATCAATTAAAGAATATACTAATTACTTAGCAGAATCTTATAATGAAGGTGCAACAACTCATGAAGGCTTATTAAAGTATATTGAATACTTAAAAGAAAATTTAGAAAAAGTTACTGAATATGCAGAATACGTTGCAGAAACAGTTAATTCTAACTTATTACTAGAAGATGAAGCTGGTAAAGAAGTTGAAGAAATTGAAGATGAAGACGATTCTACAGATGTTACTGAACCTACTGTTGATGCTGAAGATAATGAATTAGATCACGGTGCAGAAGTTGAAGACAAATCTGACGAGTTAGAAGACGAGTTAGAAGATACAGTTGACGATGCAGGTGACGAAGAAATTTCTGAAGAAGAGGCTGCCGAAGATGTTGAAGAAACTGAAGAAGTTGAAGAAGTTGAAGAAGGAAATGCATTCGGTGCTGCAAGAGCTAAAGCAATCGCAGACGGAGAAAAAGAATTTACAGTAGACGGAGAAACTTTTAAAGTTGAAGACGTTGATGCTGAAGATAAAGAAAATGCTGAAGAATTTGTTGAAGAAGCAACTGAAGAAGCTGAAGCAGTAGAAGAAACTGAAGAAGAAGAAGTTGAAGAAGTTGAAGAAGCTGTAGACTCATTAGACGCTTACAAATCTGAAATTAGTTCTAAATTATCTGCTTTAATCGAAAAAGCAACTGTTAAAGAAAATACTAACCCTCATTTCTTTAGATTTATTTCTGAAGCTAAGAAATCAGAATATAACGAATTAAATATTGAAGATCAATCTAAAGTATTAAAATCAATCGAAGGAAAAGGATTCTTAACTGAAGGACAAATTCTTACATTATGGAACTCTTCATTAGTAAATAGCGTTAAAACTAACGAACCTAATGTTATTGAAATGATGCCAGAAGAATATAAAGAAACATGGTCTAAATTATCAGACAACAAGAAAACAGCTCTTTTAGCTCAATCTAAATACCATAAACTAGAAACTGCTTACCAAGTAAGAAACTTCTGGCAAACTAGAGATCTTAGAGATGTCAAAGTCGTTATGGAAAAAGTAGAGACAGTAAATGAAGCTGCTCCTGTTATTGAAGATAAGAAACCTTTATATGATTTAACTAATGTTAAGAAGTCTATTAACAAGAGATTCAACAAGTAATATCTTAATATTTTAGGAAAAACGTAAAAAACGTAAATATAATAACAATATATAGTATATCGATAATCAGATAAGAAGAAAAAATCTGACAAACATCGAGAAGATCGTTCAATCGATCAAATTTAAACAACCATTAAAAAAAAACAAATAATAAAATGGCAAATTTAATTAACTCTGCAGAAGTTAGAGAAACTTGGGCTCCGATCATCGAATCAGCTACAGGTATCAACGAAGCAGAAAAACTAGCGTGGATGTCAGAATACTGTCATAACCACAAACTTTACGAAGATGCACACATCATGTCTTTAGGGACTGCTGGTAACATCTACGGTATGGGTGATGTATCTTTACCTTCTGCAACTGCAGACGGTTCAGGTGATAAAGCTCCTACATTATTACCATTAGCAATGCAAGTTGCTGCACAAACTATCGGTTTAGACTTAGTACCAGTTGTACCAATGGCTGGACCAATGGGTCTTTTATCTTACTTAGACTTCGTTTACGAAGGTGGTAAATTAATCGGATCAACTGCTCCAACTTATGTAAAAGTATCAGGTACTAACTTAGTTGTTGGTGCTACTGCTGAAGGAGACACTTTTGCAATTGCTCAAGGTGCTTCTAGATTAGACGGTATGGAAATTTACAAAATCACTGTAGCTGGTGAAGCGAAAGCTGATGCTGGTGCAGTTGCAGATTGTTTCTCAGCTGATAACGACGCTGATGGTATTTCTACTTTAAAGATCGAATTAGTGAAAGCTTTAGAAGATCATATTAAAGGATTCGCTGCTGCTGACAAGGATGGTAATGCATTCTCAAGAGGTGTTGGTGAACAAACTCCTGACAAAGTTATGGGTCTTTCTTTATTCTCAAAAAGTGTTGCTGCTGAAACTTTCCAAGTTGCTGCTGCAGTTACTAGAGAACAAGTACAAGATCTTAAACAATTCGGTGTAGATGCTGTTGCTCAAGTTGAGTCAGTATTAACTAACGAATTAACTCAGTCAATCAACAACTTAATCTTAGCTAAACTTAATTCTTTAGGTAAATCTAACATTGCTCAATCAGGTGCTGACTTAGACTTAGACTTAACTGATGGTGTATTAGGTGGTGAGACTATCGCTTCTAACCATAGAAGAATCTTAACTTCAATCCTTGCTGCTGCGAACTTTATCGCAAACAGAGGTAGAAGAGGTGCAGGTAACTTCTGTGTTGTAGGTCCTAAAGTGGCTACAGCTTTACAATCAGTTGCTGGTTTCGTTGCTAACCCAATGGCTAACACATTATCACAAGCAGCAGGTGCAATCTACCCAGTAGGTTCTGTAGCTGGTGTAAATGTATACACTGACCCAAGACAAGCATGGGAAGGTGCTGCTGACAATACTTATGAAGTAGTAGTTGGTAGAAAAGGTGATGGTAACGGTCCTGGATTAGTATTCATGCCTTACTTAATGGCTGAATCAGTACAAACAATCGCTGAAGGAACTATGGCTCCTAAAGTTGCTGTTAAATCTAGATTCGCATTAGTTGAAGCAGGTTTCCACCCAGAAACTCAATATGTTACATACAATGTATCTAACTTAGCTCTTTAATTAGAACTAACTTTTAGATTTTAATATTAAAGGTCCTCTATTTTAGAGGACCTTTTTTTTGTTTCGTTGAAACTTAAACAGATATATAGACTATAAGTTTATAAACAAATCAATATAAAAGATGAAAACATTTGAACAATGGTATAATTCTACAAAAAAGGCTAATATAATAGTTGAAGCCGCTGAAGATAATGTACCTGTAGCTAAATCATCAACTTCAATAGAATCAGATACAACTACTGTCGTAGCCTCTCCAGAAGCAACAACAGGAGAAGAGGGTTATTCTAAAATGATGCAAGACTGTGATGATATTATTAATTCATTAAAAACACTTTCTGATCAGCTCACAGAATCAGAAGATACTCTAGTAAAAGAAGAAAACGCAATGGGAGCTGTGCTTATGCAAGATCCTATTATCATGGGAGCAATTCTAGGATTAACGGCAATTATAGGTACGGTTGGTTTAGGTGCAAAGGCTATTAAAGATACTTCTAAAAATAAGAAGGTCATGAAGAGCGCTGAAAAAGATTACACTAAACTTAAGCAGCTAAAAATACAAACTGTTAAAATGGAAGTAGCTGTTTCTTCATTAGAAACTAAAAAAGCAGAATTAAGTACTACTGAATCCGTTGAAGAAGCCGATGCGCCTACAAAGGATGCTAAGGCTAAAGTTAAAAAGGATAAGGTAGCTGCATCAGCTAAGGCTAAAAAAGATGCTTTAGCAAAAATGAAAGTCAAATTAGATAGTCAAATATCTGCAATGACAAAAAAAAGAGACGGAATTAAACAGGCAACTTCTGATTTTGAAGCATCAACTGAAGCTAAATATGCTGAAGTAAGTGGATTTGGATCTGGTAAAGTAAAAATCCTAATAGCAGATATAAAAGATTCTACTGCTCAGGAAATTGCAACATATAAATTAGATGCAATGGGAGATAAGATGAGTCCTGAAACTAAGAAAGATCTAAAAGAAAGAATTACAAAATCCAAACAGGCTCAGAAGGAGAGAATGGATAAAATTAAGGCCGAGCAGGAGAAGAATGCAAAAAAACTGGACGATGCAGCTGCAAATGATGAAAAGGTTAAAGCTGAATTAGAAAAAGTAAAGGCAGAGCAGGAGAAGAATAAAGCGAAAGAAACAGCGCCTGAAGAAACTCCAGAAGAAAATCCAACGGAGACTCCAGAAGAAACTCCAGAAAAAGAAGATGATTTCGATGCATTTGGAACATCGAACGACGAAGAAACTGAAGAAGAAAATCCAACGGAGACTCCAGAAGAAGAAACCGAAGAAGTCGATAAAACAGATAATTCAAAAGAAGGTATGTCTAAAAGAGTTGATGCTGTTATTGCGAAAGCAGAAGAAAGTGGAGATGAAGCTAAAATCAAAAAGGCTAAAGAACTTAAAGCTAAAATTCTTGCAAAAGAATCATGGCAATTAAACAATACTAAATTAGGTTTAATATTTGAATCTGATCTTAGAAAAATGGAAATGGAATCTTTAATACAGGAGTCTATTTCAGTTAAAGATCGTTTCTCTAAGTTAATCTAAATTCTTTTTAGAATTTTTACGAGCTAAATTTAGAAACTCCTGTTGTTGATTCAATAGGAGTTTTTTTATGTGCTTACGAAACTCTATTGATGACTTAAGTATTCTAGCATCCACCATAGGAGCCAGTAATGCATCATGATACTCTGGATGTACAAAGTTTTCCAAGCTAAAGTTATCAGTCTTAGATCTGATAGGTTTACCAGATAGTGCACAGACCCAATCTATCGTATTATAGTTTTCTTTAAGATCTTCCATCTTCACGAACGAATCAGTAGACCAATCATAATAATACTTATTTTTAGAGGAAGTATATCTATGTTGACATATATTGAATATGATATGAACGAACTGATCACTTTCACACCTTTCACCTAGGATAGGATTTTCTATTAATAGTCTCTTCTGTTGTCTTGCAAGATTTGATAACTTAATTCCAAATCTATTAGAGTAAGGAGAATGAGGGGAAACCCTTTCCAATTTAGGATATTTTTTATTATATGCCATATAGTATTTATTCGTGAAACAAAACAGCTATATTATGTATAATTATTAAACAAATTTACATGGTTCACACACTGTTCACAGAAAAATATCGTCCAAGCAACTTAGACGAATTGATTTTACCAGAAAGAGTAATGTCAAAATTTAAAGATGGTCTAACTCAAAATGTACTTTTAGCTGGAAGCCCTGGTACTGGTAAGACATCTACTGCGAAGGCGATTGTTAAGCAATTCGAACTTCCTTATATTTACATCAACGCATCAACTGATACTTCAGTAGACGTTATTAGAACCAGGATTATGGATTTCTGTTCTACTATGTCTATCTTAGATGATCAAGGTAAGATGAAAATAGTTATCCTCGATGAGGTAGATGGTGTATCTGATCAATTCTTTAAAGCGCTTCGTGCTACTATGGAACAATTTGCATCTAATTCAAGGTTTATTGCAACCTGTAATTATGTAAATAAAATTCCAGATCCAATTCTTTCAAGGTTCGAAGTAATTAATTTCGACTTTGATAAAGAAGAAGAGAGCGAATTGACAAAGAAATATATTAGACGAGTATATGATATATGTGGAAAAGAAGAAATGACAATAGAAAAACCAGCATTGGTTGAATTTGTCCGTAGAAACTTCCCAGATCTTCGCTCGACACTTAATAAATTACAAGGATATAAGTCAGAAGGAACGAGTAAGATTACATTAAATGATGTTAAAAAGTTTAACTCAGTCTATAAAGATGTTTTTGAATTAATCTTTAATGAAACTGACCCTGTTAAAAACTATAAGTATTTAGTAGGTGAATATTCAAATAGAACAGATGAAATACTTCAAACATTAGGAGAAGAGTTCATAGACTATATTCAATCAGAGAAAGGAAATAGCGCAAAGCATATTCCTCAAATTGCAGTAACTGTAGCAGAACATCAAGCACAAAGGGTTCACGTAATTGACCCAGCGATAACCATGCTAAGTTGTATATATAAGCTACAAGAAATAATTAGAAATTAATTGCTGAAATATTTTTTTATCTCAGAAATTTTGCTTATATTAGTAATATAAAACAAAACACATGAAACTAGGAAAACATACATTGTTAATTGACGGTAACTATTTTTTACATAGTAGACTATTCGTTCTACCTAGGCCTAAAGGTAAACAATTATTAGGCGATAAAGAATCACAATCTCAACTTATGAGAAAGCTATGTATTGACTTCGCCTCAGAAGTTCGTAAAATGGCTCCTTTTGTAGATCAGATTGTTGTTGCAGTTGATGCTAAATCATGGCGTAAAGATCTTTTTCCTGATGCACAATATAAAGGAACTAGAACACATGACGATTCTATTAATTGGAAAGCAGTCTTCGGTGTTTATGCTGAATGGCAAAAAATACTAGAACAAAAGGGTATTATTATCCACCAAGTTCAAGGTGCAGAAGCAGATGATGTAATGTACGGCTGGTCTACTCAATTAAATAGTGAAGGTAAAAATTGCATTGCATGGACAGGTGATAGAGATTTAATTCAACTTGTAAACTACAATCAAGCTACAGATGCATATACTCTATGGTATTATAATTCTAAGAAAAAGCTTATTGCCTTTGAAGGTTTCGAAGATGTAATGGCATCTAGAAAAACATCTACAATGACCAATGACGAATTGTTATTCAACATTGCCTCAGAAGAAGCAACATACGACAAGTTAAAGGAAGACTTCCAAGCATGGATGGATAAGAACAGAGTAGAAGTTCAAGAAATTAACTGTGACGACTTTGTATTCGGTAAAATCCTACAAGGTGACAAATCAGATAATATTCCTTCAGTTATTACATGGACTAAAGCTGCATCTAATGGCAAGATCAGAAACTATTCACTTACAGAAAAACACTGTGTAAAGATCTTAGAACAATATAAGAAAGAAGAAAGCGAATTTACAATAGAGCACTTTTTCAATAGAGGTCAAGTAAATAAGCTAGTAGATATTATCTATAGAGTTGTTGGTAAATCTGATCCTAAGGAAATCAGAATTAGATTTAATCAAAACCTAGATCTAGTTCTTCTTCACTATAATACTATTCCCCTTGCAATTCAAAAAGGTATTTATAATAATATTGAAGTAGATAGAAATGTTTTACCAGAGTTCTCTAATATCACCCAGATGGAAAAGATCTTAGAAGGAACAGATTGGATGGCAAAGAAATCACAAGGTGCTCCTAAAAGGTATGATGCCTTCGCAGGATTAAAAGAAGATAGTAGCAAGGAAAGACCTTCTACTAAGAAATTGAACGAACTTTTTTAATAAACTTATAGCAAGTTTACAGTATAATTTATATGCTAGACGAAACAAAATTATTTGATTTTGTAAAGATTATGTTTACAAAACCTAATCAATACAAGAACGTAAAGAACTTTAATAAGAAGAGACACCACTTCATGATTAACAGGTTTTTTGCTATTAAATATCCATCAAATGCACAGTTATTTAATGTAAATGGAATTAATGGCAACGCAGTTATCGATAGTTGGCACATGGTATCTTCAAGATTTAGGTCAGTTCCAGGATGGATCTATACTAAAACCAAGAAAGCAGCTCCAAAACCTAAAAAATCAAAAAAAGAATATATACCTAAAGAAGAAACAATTAAATTCTTTTTACAAAGAAATGAAATTGGAATGAGAGAGTTCAATGATCTTAAGAAATTTAACCCGGTTGAATTAAATAAGAATCTATTGGAATTAGAAAACACAATGCAGGTATATTAAATGATTAGCTACTACGACTTTAATGATGTGGCCACTGTCGTTGACGCCACTCTATTCAAATATAATTATATCGACAATAAGATTCTTACATTAGTAAAGAATCAATTGGACTATAGGGTCGTTAATGATGGATCTCTTCTTGTAAGTAAAGAGCAATTATCTTTGTTTTTAAAGGAAAACTTTCAATCCGATATTAATAGAATCAACGCAACTGGTTTTGAACAATTTCATAAAGAAGCAACTACTATTTATTTTCTACACAAGATCTTAACAGATTTTACAAACTTAGAATATATTAAGCTGACTATCAATAAAAATAAATCTTATAGTAGATTATCCGACATAGATGGAATTAAGACTCTTCGATTTAATTTTAAAGTATTGGCAGGAACATTAAGGCTATATGATATATTTCAACAAGAAAAAGATTTACAAGAAATAAACTCTACTTTAATTTCACTAGGTCTTATGAAAAAGAATGTTCCTTATGCAAGGCACCATGCTTCTCATATATTCAATGCTTTAGATTCTTTTGTAAGATCGAGAGAAGGTTCAGATGAAAAAGAATTTGATACTGCATTAGATCTAATGGACTGCATAGAAGCTAAGATCCAAGATGATAATCCCAAAATAATGTTAATCACTGATTACTAGCTTTCTTTAACGAATATATAGACAAAAGAACTAGATATTAAATGGTAACAGGATATACTGCAAACGCAAACGGAGATCAACTTATAGCATCCCTACAAGATCCTTTTCAGAACGTAATAAAGATTACGGATTGGGAAATTATAGCAGGTTTAACAACACCACAAACAAAGGGTGTAGTTATATTGAATGCAGGATCTCCAACGGTAATAGGAATGGGAACAGATTTTACATTTCTAACCAATGGCGATGAAATTGTATTAGGAAATAAAATATTTCAAGTTAGCAGCATAACAGATGCATATACTTTGGAATTAACAACACCACCTCAGTTTTCAACACAACCATCTGGAATAGAATTTTTCTTAGTTCCTAATGAATCAAATAAATTTGATTATGAATTTAGATGGTCACAGACTGGTGGATCTTTTTCAGAATTTTCAGAATTAAATAAAACTTCAAACATCGGAGATTTATTCAGTTTAGATTTTAATAATACACTTCCACTTTACATTGACCTAAAAGCAGAAGTATCTTCATTATCCGGAAGTAACTCTTTATCTCTTATTTCAATCACATACACTACACAAACCGAAGACGGTATTGTTGAAGCATGTCCTAACTTTTGCGTTGAGTGTTTAGATCCCTTTTCAATGGACGGATGTGCAAACATTATCGTAGAAGAATGTAATGATAATTTATTTAATCCATATAATTTAAGTAAATCTACTAAATTCGTAAAACAAATTACAGGATTAGTAAGCAATATCTTTGGTCATGAAGTAAACTATTTTAGAACTGAACCAGATATGAGAACAGAAGACGTTACTCTTATGGAATATAGTTTACATGATGTAGTAGATAATAAAAACATAAAGATATTAGTCCCAGGAAATGAATTTCCTGAAGAAAGTATAACTTTCGATATATTCGGAATGGATTTCGCAGACTTTGAAATTCATATTACTCAAGAAGAATTTGACAATGCATTTGGAGAAAGAGATTCAGCTGGAAATTTAATAAAAAGCAGATACCCTAGATCTAAGGATTACATGTATATTCCTATTATTAATAGAATGTACGAGGTTCATACTATAGCTTTAGCCGATGAGTTTAATAAAACCAATTCATACTGGAGAGTAATGTTGAAGAAATATCAGGAAAGAACTTCAGTTAATAAAAATACGTTTGACGCTGCCACCGACGCATTAACCACTGGAATCGAAGAAGTTTTCGGAGAAAGACAAAGGGAAGAGCAGAAGAAAGATACAAATCCTCAGCAATTTAAAACAACTCTATCGACTTATAATGATGGAATTAGAAAATTTTATAACACTTCTTTAGAAATAAAAGATTTTGAATTAAAAAATAGATGGACAATTGTCAGTAAAAATTACTATGACCTATCTACTTTAGAGAACGAAGAATTATGTATCGAATATGAAGCACCTTCTCAATTAGGCACTGATGAAAATATGGCAATTTCGGGATGGTTTAATCCTAGATTCAATACGGGATCTGGAGATCATTTTATAATTGGAGATTCGACTGCATTAACAGGATTTAAATCATATATAAATGATTCAGAATTCAAGGTAATGTCTAATGGCAATACAGTAACGTTTAATCATGGAATAAATTTACAAAAAGAATGGTATGCCTTTGTATTAAATATAAGTAATGAATTCTCTTCAATGAGTTTAAGTATTTATAATTTAAATGAAGTAGGTCTTCCTCAAAATAGCCCTACACAATTAATAGAATTATTTAATGAAGTTAAATCAGCAGGTATGGTTTGGAATTCAAATTCTAATTTCCAATTAAGAGGAAATGGAATGTATATGACAAATCTTAGAATATTTGAACAGGCTATAGAAGAAGAGCAAAGATCGAATGTATTAAATCAATACATTGTCAGAGACAACCAACGAGCAAAGATGATCGATAATGCAATACCGAGTATTGGATTTCAGAAATTCTTTCATTCTAAGTAATTAGGATATATAATCCTATAAAACAATAACTTATGTCAGAAGAAAAGAAGTCAATAAAAGACCAAGCAGAAGATATTAGAAAAGAGCTTGATGAACTTATTGGTGAAAGTGTAGATATAACAGAGGCCACGGATACTGATCCGGCGTTTCTTCCACTTCAACCAAAGGAAGTTCTTCCATCATTTGGAGAACTTAAAACAAGATCTACTAAAACAGCTAAGAAGACTATAACAGCCCTTATGAAATTTTATCTTGCAGAAGATATAATTGAAAAGGATGAATATATCGCTGCTAAGAAAAAGATGGATGAGATGACAATGTCTTCTTTAGTTTATCAATTACAAGCAGGTGAAAGAGCTCTTACAACATTATTAGAAACTATCGAAGATGGTGAATTAGCTCCAAGAATGTTTGAAGTTCTTGCAACTTTACAGAAATCAATGCTAGATATTATTAAATCCCAAACAATGTATTTAATGGCAACTGAAGAAAGTGCTAAACGAATTTCTAGAGATATAGAAATTTACAAGAAAAGAGATGATGTTAGGGAAATAGAAGAATCAGGAGGTTCCACTGGTGATTCTGCGGTTCAAAGAGGAACTAAAGATCTTATGAGAATGATTCGTTCTGGAATCGATTCAGAAACTCAAGATATCGAAGATGTAGAACCTAACGAAGAATAACAATGAGCGATTACGTAGGAGATAATATGTGGATTCCGAAAGGAGACAAAAGCGATCCTGGTCAAAAGCTGGTATGGTCGACTAAGAATGTTGATGATCTTTTAGTAGCACTAGATAAAGGATATCGCCCACAAGTTTCTATGCCTTTTTATGAGGGTAAGCAGTTTTTACGTAAGGGTAATATTGTATTTGAATATACTGAAGAGGAAATTGCAGAGCTGGCTAAATGTGCAAATGATATTGTTTATTTTGCAGAAAAGTATGCAGTAGTAATGACAGATGAAGGTATTCAACAGGTGAAACTTAGAGAATATCAAAAAGAATTATTACATAACTTTCAAAACGAAAGATTTAATATTGTATTAGCGGCCAGACAAATGGGTAAAACCGTAACAGCCTCTATTTTTAATGCATGGTATGTTACATTTAACTATGATAAAACTACTCTTCTTTTAGCCAATAAATCAGATTCAACAAAAGAAATTATAGATAAAGCAAAGGTAGTTATTGAAAACCTTCCTTTCTTTATGAAACCAGGTATTATTAAGTATGACGTTATGAATGTACGTTCAGATAATGGATGTAGATTAGTAGGTCAATCAACTACTGCAAAATCAGGTATTGGTTTTACTATTCATAACTTATATCTTGATGAGTTTGCACACATTCATCCAACTATAGTTGATTCATTCTATGAAAATGTATATCCTACATTATCAGCTTCTAAGGTATCTAGAATTAATATTACTTCAACACCGAATGGATTTAATAAATTCTATGAAATTTATGCAGGTGCCGAAAAAGGAGAAAATGAATATACACCAACGAGAGTTGATTGGTGGCAGCATCCAGATAGAGATGATGCATGGTATGAAAGAGAACTTGGAAACTTAGGTTCTGAAGAAGCCTTTAATAGACAATATGGAAATGAATTCGTAAGTTCTTCTAATCTATTATTAAGCCCAATGGTTATGAAAACCATGAGAAAGAATTCACATGAATTTATATGGCATGATTTAGAAGATTTCGAAAATATACAAATAGATACAAAGGGAGTTCTAGGATTTCATAAAGACTTCGATCCTGAAGGAGCAAAAGAATCTAATAGATTTTATTTGTTTTCAGTAGACATCGCAGAAGGCAACGGAGGTGATTACTCTGTAATTAATGTTTTCGAAGTAGAACCAATGGAAGATAAGGACATTATTGATGCAGTGACACCCGGTGCAATGTATGACTTTTTTAGATTGAATCAAGTAGCAGTCTTTAGATCTAATGAACATGTTATTGAAGATTTTGCAAAGGTTCTATATACATTAGCTGTTGAGATATTTAATCCTGAAAATGTTAAGATGATTATAGAATTCAATACATACGGTTCTATCTTATTAAAATATTTACAAACAGTTTATCCTTCAAGAAATGAATTTGAAGACGAGATGGTATTAAGGTTTAAACATAGACATGATTCAAGAGCCTTAAAACCAGGTATAAAATTAAAAGCAGATAACAAATCAGTGTTTTGCCAAAATTTTAAAAAATTAATTGAAAATAATAGAATAAAAATAAATGACACAGAAACTGTAAATGAAGCAAGTCTTTTCGGTAGTCTTAAAAATGGAAGCTATGGTGCTCAAATGGGTAATGATGATATCATTATGACAGGAATCACTGCCACTGAATTTTTTAACACTACAGATTATGCAGATTACATCGAAGAATTGCTAGATTTCATAGATCCTGAAAAGTATAAATTAATGGAAACTACTCTATATCAACAAAATGATTCAGCCGGAGATATGCAGTATGATATTTATGATCTTATATAGACTAAACTCCAGATTTACACAGATATATAGATTAACAAATAAAAAAATAAAATTAAATAACTATGGCACTAAGTCCTCAATTATTACAATTCAAGAGTTCAGGCGTTTACAGATTGGAATTTGATAAATCCCAAACTGCTAATATTGACGTTTCTACTCTTAGGCTGGTTGTTGGTCACTCAAGAAAGGGACCTTATAATACACCAGTATTAATCGAAAACGTTGAAGCATTCATTCAAGTATATGGAAACATCGACAAGTCGTTAGAGAAAAAAGGAATGTTCTTCCACAGATCAGCTAAGGCTGCTCTTTCAAGAGGACCTATCCTAGCTCTTAACCTTGCTCATTTTGGAGAAAATGATTTAGCTTCAGCTGCACAAATTTCAACAAATGGATCATATAAAACTGATGCCTTAATGGAAAGACCAGCTGGAAATACATGGGTGGCAGGAGATGCTATTCCTGGTACTGGATCACCTGCACAGGCTCCAGTTGCAACCGCTATTACAGACGCGGCAGCGGCTACACTTTCAGTAGACGGTTTAACTTTAACATTAGCAGGTGTAGATTTAACATCTAGCCTAGTAGGTACTTTCTATTTACTTTCAGATGCAGGTAGTGAACCTCATATCGAAGCAACAGCTGCGTTTGATGGTACAGATACTGTAATTACAGCTTTAGATGCTATCAATACAGCTCACGACGGTGCTTCAACAAGCTTTAATATTTATGATATGGCATCGACTATCGCTGAAGTATCACCAGATACATACTCAGAAGCTGATGTAGCGGCAGACTTTACTATTGCAACATATCCTGAATTAGGTCACCAAACTGGAGACTATGCTTATGCTAATTTCTTTGACACAGATAAATTCATGATTCCTTCTGACGAAAAAGTATTACAAACACTGGGACAGGATTCTAATCAAGTTTTAAACTTTGTAAATATTAAACAAACCCCAATCACAGTTTTCACAAGAAAAGCACAAGATACTGATGGCTTTAATGTTACTGCAAGAGAATGGTATGGAGAAGGAAATGTTCCAGCATATTTAGATAATAAAGATTTAATGTCAGATTATATGATTGACGTATTTGTATTCAAAGGTAAATTTGATGCTGCGGCAATGGACACTGATCCAGTTTATGGATATTACTTTGACAATAAAGGTTTAAGAAAAGAGCTAATAGAACAATTTGCAAATTTAAGACAAGTTGAAATGATAGGTTCTTATACAGGTTCAATGCTTCCAGGTTTTAAAGACTTAGAAGGAAGAAACGTATATATCGAAACAATGATTAACGCTGAAGCAAGAAGAACAGGTTTATTCTGTGCAATTGCTGAAGATTTAGTAACTGACGAATCTGGAGATACTCCAATTGATTTAGTTGGTCACACATTTGACGAAGCCGCTCAAGATCAAGTAGTATTATCTTACGACATTGCAAATAGAACAATATTATTCCCTGGGTCAGATTTAACATACTCTGCTGATGGAACTAATGCAATATTTACCTACACTGGTGCACTATCTACATTTAATCCTGAAGTTAAAAAAGGAAATTATATCAGAACAGGTGAAAGATTAGCTCTAGTTGAGCAGGTTGCTGTTTCTAAAAACGAAAGCGGACAAATAGTATGGACTATTAAATTATCAGAAGCGGCTCCTTTAGTTGCCCCTACTGCATTTGTTGAATCTTTAGAAGATGCAGCAGTTTCATATACTCCATTCGTATTAAATGGCGCAGATATTGAAGCAGAAACTATTACTTCATGTTTACAGGCTATTTCATTAGGAACAGGATTGGCAACTGGTTTAGTAGATAAAGATGCAATTGACTTTAGATATATTGTTGATACATTTGGATCTTACGATTTAAATGGATTACAAAATAAAATTCAATTATCTCAATTAGCAAAAGAAAGACAAAACGCAGCAGCTATATTAAATGCACCAATGGTAAAAGACTTTAAAGAATCTACGGATCCTTCATTTAAAGATCAATTTGGCTCATTTAAAACTTCATACATTAAAGATGGAGGTAACTTAGATCAAAATCCAACATCACTATATACATTACCGAGTATCGCAGATGGTGCAAACTTTGCATTCTACTATGGTCCTGGTCTTATTGTAAGAGAAAATGGAAAAGATTTAATCGTTCCACCAGCTGCTTATGTATCTAATAACTATATTGATAAATACACAGACGCTTTACCATGGTCAATTGTCGCTGGTCCTAGAAGAGGTGTTGTTGCTGGAACTAACGTTGCAGGAGCTGAATATTCTTTTGACAAATCAGATAGAGACATTTTAGAGCCATTTGGTTATAACCCAATTGTATTCCAAAGAGGAGTTGGTTTAACTATCTTAGGAAATAAAACTGCACAGCAATCTATTAAATCATCACTATCTTCAGCTCACGTTAGAGAAGTGTTAATTTACATTCAAGATGCAATGGCAGATATCCTTAAGGATTACGTATTCGAATTTAATAATGCACAAACTAGATTAGAAATCAAAACTTTAGCAGATTCATTAATGGAATCAGTTAGACAAGACGGTGGAGTATATGATTTCAAAAACGTAATGGATCAATCAAATAACACAGGTGAGGTAATTGATAACAACATCGGTATCATAGATACATTTGTTGAGCCAGTTAAAGGTTTAGAAATAGTTGTACATAGAACAACGATTTTAAATACTGGTGAAATTTCAACAGGAAACTTTAGTTAAGAAGATATATAATAAAAAATAAAACAATAAAGACTTATGGCTTTACCACACTATTCACAAGATCAAACTAGTAAGGCGGGTAGACAATTCGAACCAGTACAAGGAAACTTATTTGAGGTAACTATTTTACCTCCTGCTGGAGTTGCTGATGCACCGCTATTACTTCAACATGTTAACACTGTTAGCGGGTTGGAATTATATAAAGCACCTGGAGAGGTAGCACAGAAATACAAATTCTCTTCACGTTCATACGCTGGAATGCCAGATGATACTACACTTACAGTGGGTATTAACTTTTCGTTAAATTTAAACGAGGCAAACCAAGCTTATTTATATAAAACAATGAGACAATGGTATAACTTAGCTTACGATCCACAAACTGGGGTAATGGGCTTAAAGAAAGACTATACTGGAACAATCGTAATCGTACAATTCAATAGAGCTGGAGATATTTACAGAACTATAACATTAGAAGATTGCTGGATTAATTCTGGACTTCCATTCACTAACGACTTAAGTTATGAATCTCCAGAAGCTGCTGCTTTAGAAGTAACATGGAAATGTGATACTTTTAAAGAAGTATTAGCTTAATTTATTAAAAGTAGGACGACCTTAATTGGCTCGTCCTATTTTTATGAAACTAAAATATAATATAATGATATAATAATATGTCCAGTAAACTAACGAAGAAATTACAGGTATTACTCTCTGAAGAAGAAGTGTTTATCATAAACAGAATTATACTAAACGAGGCGATTGAAAATGGAGAGAGACCGGTTTCAGTTTCGGCGTTTATCAGAGACTTAATAAGACAAGAAATAGATAAAAAAAGCGATCTTCAAAAGAGTTGGGATCGAAACAGAATTAAACAACTCAAATCTAAATAATAAAACATGAGCGAAGACAAAAACAACCCAGTTGACCTTGACAAGCAATATAAAGCTATGATAGAGGATAACGAAAACAATGCACCTGTAGAAGCTGAAGAACCAGTTGATCTAGGAAAGGTGGACATGAATAAGTTTAAACCACAGGAAGCTAAGGAAGCAGATTTCCATTTAGGATATCATAGTGTTTCTCATGCTGAACTTCCTTCAGGTGGAATGTTCTATAATGAAAAATCAGAAATTTCTATTAGAGCTGCAAAGGTTTCAGAAATTAGACACTTTTCTACAGTAGACGAGAATAATGTACTAGATATTGATGAAAAATTAAATAACATAATTGAATCATGTGTAAGAATTACATCCGGATCTAAAAGAATGTCGTATAGAGATATTTTAGAGGAAGATAGATTCTATTTAGTTTTAGCTATTAGAGATCTTACTTTCCCAGAACCTGAAAGTCAATTGACAGTTCCTTATCAAGATAAAAAAGGAGGAAGACACACTGCTGAAGTAAGTAAGAAATATTTTCAATATTTTAAAATACCAGTAGAATTAGATAAGTATTATGATCAAGAATCTAAGAGTTTTAAAATTGAAACAAAATCCTTTGGTATAATTGAAATGACTCCACCTAGTATCGGGGTTATGCAAAAAATGACTAAACATATTAAAGATAAGCAGGAAAAAGGAGAAATAGCAGATCAATCTATTCTACAAATAATTCCTTATATCGTAAATGATTGGAGACAATATACTGATAAGACTATCTTTAATTTTGAAATGGAAGTTAATGGTTGGTCAAATAAGAAATATAGTTTAGTATACAAATTAGCAGAAAAATTAAAAGTCGGAATCCAGCCTGAGATGTTGGTACCGCACGAGGATGACGAGGTCCTCGTTCCGATTGGGTTTCGTGACGGAATCAAATCTTTATTCATTGTTCAAGATCTCTCTGGAGAACTTCTTTAAAACGAAGTTTCATATCTATAGAGTCTTACATGTACAACCTTCCGAATTGGAAAACATGGATTATTATGAATTTTACTATCTCGTAAAAGATCTAACTGATCATTTACAGAAAGAAAATGAAGCTAATAAGGGACAACAAGAACAAAGTGAACAGATGCAACAGAATATGAAAATTCCAAAAATGAATATTCCAAAAATATCAGTTCCTAAATTATAATAAACTTTAAAGGAATAATGGGAACTGTCCCGTTATTCCTTTAATATATAGACTATAAACTAAATAAAATTATAAGATTAGTATGAAACGTGTAAAAACATATGAAGACATTATTTCCGAAAAACAAGAACTTAGTACCTCATTAATTTTAGAGAATAAATTTAAGAAATTTATGAGTTCACTTGGTCGCCATGCCGTTTCTGCAATAATAAGTTATTTTCATGAAAATCCAGATGCCTTAAAGGAAGTTCTAGGTTCTATGAAATCATCAAAAGATCAAGGTGTACAAGGCGCCCTAAAAGAGATCAGATAAATTTAGTTTAATCAATGGCCAATAACGCAAAGGACAACATACTGTTATCTCCTTTACAGAGGATAGCTAAGGCAAGTGAAAATACAGACAATAAAATGTCTGCTGTCGCGTTAGGCGTAGATGTTCTAATCAAGGGTAGCGATAATGTTAAAAGTATCTTAGAAAGACAAACTGATGTATTATTAGATATTAAGACTGCAATTACAGATTTACATAATGATATTAAGGGAGGCAAGGCAGCTGGTAAAGCAGGAGGAGAAAAAGGAGGCTTTGGCCTTGGAGGTGCTGCTAAGCTAGGAATTATGGTAGTGTTAGCCGCTGGCGCTGTTACACTCGCTTCTTTTATTATGCAAGGAATTGCTCCAGTTTCGGTTGCTCAGTTAGCAACAGCCATTCTTATATCACTTGCATTAATTCCATTGGTTAAAGCAATGGTAGAAATGTTAATGTTACTTTCACCCGTCAGAGGGTTGGGTTTCATGGCAGGTAAATTTGCGATATCTAAATTTGGAGGAGCAGCTGGTAAAAGCGCACTAGGTCCAGGTGGAGATGAAATGTCTAAAAATGGAGCGATGAAAATGGCATTTATGGTTGTATTAGGTGCAGCAGTATTAATAACTGTTTCAAGTTATATTTTATCAGTAGTAAAACCCGTTGAATTAAAGAAATTAATATCAGCCGCTGTAATAGGATTTGCACTACAACCCATGGCAATGGCATTTTTAGGTGTCGTAATGGCATTAAAGAAGGGCGGAATAGGAATGGATAAAAATGGAGCAAAAACAATAGCAATGTCGATGTTAGTTATGGTAGCAATTACACTTGCAATAGCAGGTGTCGCAGGAGCCATGGCCATGATGCCAGAAACCTTTATCGCAGGACCTCCATTAGATTGGATTTTTATGACAGGGTTAATGCTTTTTGTTTTTTCAATTCCACTTGCTATAATACTAAGATCGGTCAAAGGATTAAATCTTAAACAAATGATATTTGCTGCACTTGCAATACCATTAATAGCTTTAGCAATTGCTGGAGTTTCTTACGCAATGGAAGGATTAAGCGGTAATTATGTGGCTCCACCTGCATCATGGACTCTAAAGGCAGGTTTTGCTCTTTTCATATTTTCTATTCCATTAGTGATGGTATTAAGAAGTATTAAAGGAAAAACATTAAAGGAGATACTCTATGCATCTTTAGCCGTCCCTCTACTTGCGGGTACTATTGTTGCTGTAGCTTTAATGTTTACTTTTTTAGCAAAAGTAAAGGCATATAATGCACCCCCAGCAAAATGGACTTTAAAGGTAGGTTTGGCTATGGCAGTATTTGGTATAGCATTTTATTTTATTTCTAAAGCAACTCGAGGAATGAGTATAAAGGAAATTGGACTTGCAGCATTAGCCATGGGATTCATAGCTTTAGGTATATTAGCAGTCGCATTCATATTCCAATATCTACCAGATGAATTTAAAACAGTACCGGTTGAATGGTCATTAAAAACAGGATTAGCAGTAGCTATCTTTGGCCTTGGGTTTATGATAGTAGTTAAACTGATGAAAACGTTTGGAGTTGGCCTTAAAGATTTGGCAATGGGACTAGTCGGCATAGTAGCGATCGGTATCGCAGTACTTGCAACTGCATGGATATTCTCAGTTTTACCAGGAAGTTTTGTACCAATACCTATTGAATGGACTATAGGCGCTGTGTTTGCTATTTCTGCATTTGCAGTTCCACTTGGTGTTGTCGGCTTAATTGCTACGTCAGGTGTAGGTGCAGCAGCACTAGGATTAGGTGCCCTTGGTATGATATTATTAGCAGGTACTATATGGGCAGTTGCTTGGATATTTAGCAAATTACCAGATTTAGGAGCAATTGGTAAAAATTTCACGGATATGTTATTAGCTCCTGTTAACGGAATGATAGATTCATTTGTTAGAATAAAAGAAGAACTTGGAATAGAAAATTTATCAGCCCTAGGCGCCGGTTTAGTTTCAATTGCAGGCGGTTGGTTAGCATTAGTTGGTGCATTGGCTGGACAAGCAGTTGGTGGACTATTAACTGGCGTAGTTTCAGGTGCAGGAAAAGTGTTAGATTTTATGACTGGTGGGTTAACTAAAACAGATGGACCATTTGAAGTCCTAGATAAATTAATAAGAAGAAAAAAGGGTATTACTAGTTTAGGACCAGCTGTAGCTGCTGCCGGAAGAGGTTTTGCAGAATTATCTAAATATCAAAGTAAAGGAATTAAAGCTCTTAATGCACTATTACCATTCTCTAACGAATGGAGAGTAAAATACTTAAGAAGTTCGGCAACACATGTTGGAACGCTTGCTAAAAATTATGGCCTATTGGCAAAACAATCCAATAAGATGAATGTTGGCGCAATCAACGCAACCACAAAGATGTTCGATTCTTTACGTAAATTAGCAGAACAGGATAATAATCCAATGAAAGTCCTAGCTGATGATCTATTGAAAGCTGTTGCAGAATTATCAACTGCAGTTGACGCCCTGGATAAAGCAGTTGCTAGACAAGGTAAAACTTCTGGCGAAGCCACTAGTGTAATTGGTAAGGCACTTAATAAAGTTAAAGATCTAGTCACGAGCAATACTGCAGAAGTTAAAAAGAATACTCCAAAAGGAGGAGCTCCTAAAATGGACTTCTCTCCAGTCGTTGACGCTATATCAGAGTTAGAAGAAACATTAACCTCATCTGGAATCAAAGTTAAAAAGAATTCAGGTTGGTAATTCCAACTTTAACTGAAACAACCCCCTCTTATTTAGTATAATTAATAGTTCTTTGACAGCTATACTTAAAAATAAACACAAGTATATGGAAACAACTATTATTACATTCGGTCTGGGTGTGGTGCTAACTCTAATTATTTTAGGCGTAGTGTCATTGTTCAGGTCAACTAAAAAAATCAGTGAATTAGATTCGTTGATTAATCACATTGAAAGCGATATTCAAGGTAGAATAGATTCAGTCGAACACTATTTAGATAATTGTATAGATGATCTAGATAGAAGATTAGATTCTAGAGTAGATAGAGCAATTTCTCAATTTGAGAAAGAAATAGAAGAAATGGATTTAAGATTAGATAAAATTATTGATAGTTTTAATCTTCAAAAATCCAAAGAAAAGGAAAACATTCCTAATTAATTTAAATAAATAAACATTAACCCATAGTTGTTAAAGAATAGGAGAAGTGGCAGAGTGGTCGAATGCACTGGTCTTGAAAACCAGCGAACTTCACGGTTCCAGGGGTTCGAATCCCTTCTTCTCCGCAAATTGGCCTGGTAGTTCAGCTGGTTAGAATGCATGCCTGTCACGCATGAGGTCGCGAGTTCGAGTCTCGTCCAGGCCGCCACTCAAAGCACATGAAACATTGTGCTTTTAGGGGGTATAACTAATAGAAAATAATTTAAAATGAGAAAAGTACACAGAGGTAGTAGAGGAAAGATTGCTGGAATATGTGACGGTTTCGGATATTATTTTGGAATTGATCCATTAATATTCAGACTTCTATTCATATTAGCTTTCTTTACACCCACAATCCCATCAATATTAATATACATTATATTTTGGTTAATATTGCCAGCAAATAAAAAAACAAAAACAAATGACAAGAGCGCAAATAGTTCAAAAACTACTAGACGAAAATAAGATAACAACAGCAGAAGCTGTAGTTCTTCTTACACCGGAGGATTCATACACTCGTCCTACAACTTATTTACCTTACCAACCACAACGAGGAACAGATCCTTATTGGTTCACAACATCGACACATGATAACGCCTAACTATACATTTAACGCAAAACTAATTAGAGTAGTAGACGGAGATACTGTATGGGCACATGTAGATTTAGGATTTGATATTTGGAAAAAGGTAAACGTTAGACTACATGGAATAGATACACCTGAAACTAGGACTAGAGATCTAGTAGAAAAAAGAGCAGGTCTTAAATCTAAAGAAAGACTAGTGCAGTTACTAGAACAAGGAAACAATGAATTCGTATTGGTTTCTAAAGAAGTGGATAAATATGGAAGAGCGCTAGGAGAACTATATAATGGTTATCATGAAGTTCATGTCCATGAAGGTGAAACTAGACCTATATCAATTAGTATAAATCAAGTATTATTAAACGAAGGTTTAGCAAAACCTTATAATGGAGGAAAAAGATAAAATATGAAATCAAGAAAATTTAGCATTTCAGGATTATTAGAATTAAGACCTGGAAAATTTGAAGATGAAAGAGGAGAGTTTATAGAAACATTCAAATCTTCAAAACTTAAAGAACTTGGAATTACAGAAGAATTTCTACAAGATAATCAATCTGTTTCTAAGAAAGGAGTATTTAGAGGAATACATTTACAAACCGGAGATAGTGCTCAAGGAAAATTAGTAAGAGTTTCTAAAGGAGCTGTTGTAGATTTCGCAGTAGATCTTAGGCCTGGTTCCCCATCCTATGGAGAATGGACTTATGTATTATTAAGTGCGCACATAGGAAATCAATTTTGGATTCCAGCCGGATTTGGCCATGCGTTTCTTGCCCTTGAGGATGATACAATCTTTTCATATAAATGTACTAAAGAATATGATAAGAGTGCAGAGGAGTGTCTCCTATGGACCGACAAGGATATAGATCTGACTATAGATAAGAGTATACTTGCACAATTCAATATATCAGACATCTTAGTCTCTGAAAAGGATAAAGAAGGTATTACGCTAAAGGAATATACTAAAAAATATGGCGTACTGGTTTAAAAGAAAATACAGACAAGTTAAAAGAGTCTTAGATTACCTGCCAATCATTTGGAAAGGTTATGATTTTGATTATAGATACGCAATTGATTTATTTAAACACCAATTAATACGTACTTCTAATTTTATGGAATCAGATAGAGCGTATGCCATCGATTCTGATATGAGAGCTAAGAGAATTAAAACCGCTATTGAACTTCTTGATAAAGTTTACGATGAAGAATATGGAATGGAATACATGGATCAGATAAAAGATATTTATGGTGATAATGTATTAGATCATTGGTTTGAAGATACTGGTAATAATGATGGGAGTTCATTCTTAAGGTACGAATACGAGAAATGGGATAATTGTGAGGAAGTCGAACAAACTAAGAATAGGTTATTTAAACAGTCTAAAGAAAAGCAAATTAGAGCAGAGAAATTAGTATGGAAATTTATATCCCATAACATCCGAGGATGGTGGGATTAAAATAATTTGAAAATAATTGCCTAAATATTTTTTTATCTCAGATATTTTGCTTATATTAGTATAGTAATAATCAATAAAGCAAAAAACATGTCACTTAATTTAAACGTAGAAAAAGCTTGGGTAACCTTCTTAAATGATGGTTGGGAAAGCGTTTGGCATCCAGTAACAGACGTTCTTGGAAACCATTTAGACTGGTCAGACGAAATCATGGACCATTGTAGAAAACAATTTAATGACTCTGACAATTGGGTTAGTTTTGGAATCGCTCCTACTTCTCAAATGTTAATTAAAAACTCAGTAAGAGATAACCTTTAAAAATATAAAAATGAAAACAGTAATTTTCGATTTAGATGGAACTCTCGCTCTTATCGACGATAGGAGAGCTATTTCCACAAAAGATAATGGTAAAATGGATTGGGACACTTTCTTCGATCCAGCAAACATTCAATTAGATAAACCGAATTGGCCAGTTATTCACATGGCACGACTTCTTAAAAAAGATGGACATCGTGTTGTAATTTTTAGTGGAAGATCTAAAGCTACTAAAGACGCAACGAAAGATTGGTTAAACGATCTTGATATTCCATTTGATGTTTTAAAGATGCGACCAACTGGTGGAGGTTTTAAGTTTATGAAAGATGATGTATTAAAGAAAAAGTGGCTTGATGATTTATTTCCAAATACAGACGATATTACATGTGTCTTTGACGATAGAGATAAAGTAGTTCAAATGTGGAGAGATAATGGTATCACTTGCTTTCAAGTTGCACCTGGTAATTTTTAAAATAAAAGATATGAAATTCAAAGATTTAACATTTAAGAAACAAACACACGGTGGTGTAGGCACCACTGCAAAATTCAAAGACGTTACGGTGAGTATTCAGGCTGGTAAGTTTGTTTACAGTAATCCTCGAGAGGATGGCTTAGACTCTACACAATACTCTTCATTCGAAGTTGCTATATGGGAGAACTCTAAAGACGGAAGTTTTGTTACTTCTAAATTTATAGATACTGAAGATCAAGTTGCAGGATGGACTTCTAAAAAAGATATTGATAATCTTTTACAAAAATTGAAATAATGGGAATAGAAGGATTATTTTTAACGATTTTCTTAGGAGCATTTGCATTCGTAATGGGATGGATGAAAGGATGTGAAGACGAGCAATCGAGAATTAGAGAAGCTTTCAGGTCAGAAGAATATGACTATGAAGGCTTCTTTAATGTTCTTGAAAAATATGAAGAAAGGAAGGAAGCCGATAAGCAATGGGCTAAGTTTAATAAAAAAAGAGAAAAAAATAAAAAATAAACAGCTAAAAGTTTTTTTATCTCAGATTTTTTGCTTATATTAGTAGAGTAATAATTAATAAAAGAAACCATTATGGCAGAATTAAAAAACAAACAATATATGTTCACCTTTGAAGGTGGCGGTTGGAACACAGTGTGGGCCAAAACTAAACGCGGTGCAATTAAAGCCGCTCTTAAAGAATACTCAGATTCAGATACTTTGAATCCACGTATTGATTCTTTTCATAAAGCTACCGAAGAAGGTCTTCGAAATGCAATGTCTCTTTTCTACTAAAAAATAAAAATGAATAAACTACAATCACTTAAATGCGTTGAAGTAACTTCACAGACGCAAGCCGACAATGGAACTATTTGTTACCATGACCCTATCACGAATACTGACTATCTTTCTTATGAAAGTGGATATATTCGTAGAGCATATACCCGTAATTACGAAAATTACAAAGGATATGAATGGTCTCATCGAACGATCTATCAATTAAATCCTACTAAGAAATCAATGCATGAATGGAATGGAACCACATGGCCTTCAACTGAAAGGATTATGATCGAAGATCCAAACGAGCGTTTAGACAGACTTGCAAAGGCTGTAGTTAATTATAGAAATACCCTTAGTAAGAATGCGTAAACTAAAACACACACTTTAGCAGATTGATAGTGTAGACATCGTCCTAATTACTTCGTTTGTACTTTATATGATTCTACTTTTTTCTAACCTTTTAAAAATGGTAAACTAATTAGATATACAGTAACATTTGAAGTATACATTTATGCAGATGACGATAAACACGCTCTTTCAAAGGGTGAACTT